CACGACGTATGGGTGCATCTGGTAAACTCCCTCGTGGCTTTAAGTATGAAGATTTAGATATAGACAAGGAAGAAGCAATGAGAATCGAACGAAAATTATTAGGCAAGAAGAGAGCAATATCAAAACACTGTGGAGGAGTTCTTATATTCAAGCACAATATACCAAAGAGCCTAATGAACGCAGACAATCAAATATTATTAGACAAACGTGAAGTAGAGGACTTGGAACATCTCAAGATAGATATCCTTGCTAATAGAGGACTCAGTCAACTACTGGATATAGATTCAGAGACACCATTAGAAGCATACCCAGAAGAAGATTATGAAACAAGTCAGATGCTTTGCAATGGTGATGTTATAGGAGTTACACAAGCAGAGTCACCTGCTATGAGAAGATTATTTCAAGCAATACAACCAAAAAGTAAAAGTGATTGTGTATTCGCAACTGCACTGATAAGACCAGTAGCAACTACAGGCAGACAAAAAGCGGCATTCTTTCAGGACTGGACAGAACAAAGATTAGATGATACTATTGTATATGAAGATGATGCAATTAAAAAGATATCCAAACTTATAGGTTGTGATATGTATGAAGCAGATATGTATCGTCGTGCATTTGCCAAACGTGATGAAGAACGTGTTATGGAGTTTATGGAACGCATGGGCGACAGTGAAAACAAGGCGGAGATTATACAGGAACTATATGGACTAGGAAACTTTGGATTGTGTAGAGCTCATGCAGTAAACTTAGGTAGATTAATCTGGGCACTTGCATATCAAAAAGCACACAACCCAAAACAATTTTGGCGTGCCGCACTCAAACATTGTCAAGGCAGTTATAGACGTTGGGTACACAAAACAGAAGCAAAAAATGCAGGGTGGGATTTACGTGAACTAGGCTTTCCAAATGGTATTACAGAGTCACCACAAACGCAATACAAACGTTATGGATACTGGACACAACCAGAATTTATGCCACATATGTTTGTACAGGAAACCTGGGGAGACCGTGTAAACTTTGCAGGGCTTGTTGCAAACGGTAGAGTGTTTAAGGGAGAACAAGGAAGGTATGTTACGTTCTTAACACTGGGTATTGCGAATGGAGAATACGTTGATGTTACAGTAAAGAAGCCTTTTGGATATAGAGATCATGATGTTGTAGTAGGCAGTGGCAAAGTACGTTACAGTAATGGTGCCCGTTATATAGACTGCTATGATGCTAAAGGACATAGACTACATCAATATCTTAACTAACTCCAAGTTGCATGTAAACTAAATCTAGTGTAATTTTCAGGCACTACTCCGTCCAACCAATGAGAGATACCAGTTGTGTTATCGGCTAGGTATCCACTTCCCGGACTAGGATCAGTTTCTAGAATACCATTAAATTCAAAAACTGTTTTCAAGTAAGGCAAGTTTTTAATATAAACTTGTAAACTAGCATTAAATTCTGGGTTATCTGTATGCTTACTAATAGTATATCCAGGCATATCTTTCCACAAATCAACGCCGTTGAATTTTAGATCTTTGTTAAAGATTTTAGACATCTGTGGTGTAACATTTTCTAAAACTGTATGACTTACTTCTACTATGTTATCTGTTTCCCAGGATATCTTTTTCCTATAATCAATGACTCCTCCTCCTACTATAATATCTTGCCAGCTTTCTGTTGTCTCACAAAATTCTAATAATTGATCCAACATTGTTTGGTTAAAAAAGTTTTTTACAACTGTCACGCTGTTTTGTAAATTACTCAAATTATTTAAAACTTGCAATGTATGTATTGTTCCAGATTTTATTAATTCATTATCTAACATTGTCTATCCAAATCAGCAGTCAAACAATTAGCATATTTTAACAGGGCAGGCGTAATACAATAAAGACCGTGAGTACTACTGACTGGATTTTTAACACAATGTACAAACTTAGTCTGAGTTAGTCCAAGTTGTTTACAAATGTCAGAATTTAAATCTCCATATGTATTCCAAGCATAATCTCTGTGTAAATTTTTCATATGAAAAACACCACAACTAAAAATGTTAGTATTAATATCAGTTTTATAATAATGGTTTAATATGGTAATACTGTCCATGGTTCGTTGTTTACTCCATCGTAAACCAACTCTGTTCCAGTTAAGTGCATACTTACTCATACTGATTCCAAAACTTTTAATACAGGGATGAGTTAGATCTATTTCTACGTCTCGCGACATTATTAGCCAAGCAAAATCTAAATGCAAATCTATGTTTTTTTGCTCTGCAATAGTTAACAGATCTGTCCATTCAGTTCTTACATCTCCTGTTATAAAGTCAGGTATGGTTACAATCATGGGCTTGTTGGATTCTAGTTCGTCTAGTTCAACACCATGTTTGCCCATAAGTTTGTAGTAAGCATATTCTCTGTTTAAAATTTGAAATCCATCCCAGCCGTATTTTAGAACAAAACTTTCAATATAGTGTGTGTTTCCACATGTTACATCAACATAAGGAAAATCTTCTACACCTTTTAGTGTTACAAGTTCGCTGCTTAAAAACCATTCTTGTGCAATTGAAATGTATTCTTTCCAACTATATTCTGGGTGAGTTCCTGTATACCATTCATGTTTTAGTCTCTTTATTGTCGAGTCATGAATAGTGATTATTCTATCTAATACTAATGCTTTATCGTACATGCTTCATCACAAATTCGTAAAATGGACTAGTGAATGGTAAATGCCATTCACAGTTATGACATAACTCTGTTTGTCCTAGTACACGTTCTTCTAATTGTATACCTTGTTCTCGTTGTTGAGTTGCCCAGGGCTCTGGGTACTCTGGAATATTAAAACTATCTGTCCATAATATATCTCTAATATTTACACCGTCAATTATAATGCTATTTATTTTTACAAAGTTTTCAGGGGTTTGATTTGTTTTACCAGTGTGTACTATCTTTAACATGTGCCAAGTAAAACTAGAGTTGTACATAAACGTGCAATCAGTATATCCCGTATGAACTAGGTCATCATCAATGTATACTAGTACATCAGGATTGCCAACTACGCTAAATTGGATATTAAAATTAATATTTTCGCTGGTCATTAAAGTCTCTTGCCGCAGGAAGCATCACAGACTATTAGTCTGCCATCTTCAAAAGTTGATTTATTCCAGCATGTTGGTATTTTGTTAAACCATTCAATGCACTCTTGCAACGGTCGTTCTAGTGCATTGTTTGGTTCTAGCAGTTTATTGATTTGTGCATTAACAGGTTGATGCCATCGTCCTTTGCCATACTTACGAGGATTAAATCCCATAAAGCAACAAGGATAAACATCACCTTCACTACTAATATAGATACTACTATTTTTAATAGTGCTACAATTAATTTTATTTTTAGGTTTATCCCATATATCTTCAATAAACATATCGCCATTCTCAATTATATCTATATAATGTTTTAAATCTGTGCTACCAGTAAAATTTCCTATCACTCTAATTAAGTTTCCATCATTATCAAAAACTGGACCACTATCTCTACCGTGATCCACTAAAAGAAAATTTTTAAATCCAATTTCTTTACTTAACTTTTTACAGTCATCAATTTGATGTTTATTGTGATTAAACTTAATCATTTTCCATATTGCATTGCCTCCTGCTCCAATAAATATTTTTGCATTAGTAATAATCTTTTCAAAGTTTGTATTCTGTCTATAGATAGAATGTGTATCAGACAATCCATCTAATGCAAAATAAACTTCAACATTTAATTTTGCAAGAGTTTGCCAAAACAACTTAGTTTGTAAACTAGCATTAGTAAAAATTTTTATAGGTCTATTCAAATACTTAATAATTTCAAGTAATTCTGGATTCATCATAGGATCTCCAAAGTTTCCTTCAAATGTTATTCCGTCAAGTTGTGTAAGAAAGTTTTTAGGAAGAATACTTTTAACTTCTCTTAGTGTAATATTCCTTGCGGTATACCCTGTATTATATGTATAACCAAATAAATTACGAGGACACAACGGACAACGTGCATTGCAATGACTGCTGAGTTCTAATTCAACATGCCTGATATCTGAATATTCAATCACCTTGTTTCAGTCCAGCAAGCATATCTTTCAGTTTACTACTTTGAACACTTGCCGTAATCTTCCCAGTATCGCCTTCAGGTGCTTCTACAACTCCTGTGCCGCCAGTTTTATTTTTAAGTTGTTCATAGATACTACTGCTCTGTTTCTTAAACTGTTGATACTCTTGATCCTCGCCTAAGTCACGAATACGTAAACTTTCTATATCAAACTCTAAGTCAATCTTTTGCCCAACACCACTACTACTTCTAGTCTTCATAAGTTGTAGTTGATA